TAAAACCAAAATATAATATGACCAAAGGTGGAGACGGTGGCGATACTTCTCACTCTCCAAATTATAAATTAGCTATAAAAAATAGAGACCAATTTGGCGCAAAAAATGGAATGTATGGAAGAAAAAGACCCGACACAGCAGAATATCTGTTAAATGCTAGAAATAAAATGTTAGAAGCCAACAGATGTTCAGTAATGTGTGAAAATGTCAAGTATTCTTCTATTAATGAAGCTCAAATTGCTTATCCTGGAATAAGTATAAGAAGAAGACTTGACAATCCAAAATATCCAAATTTCTATCGTTTAAGACCAAAAACTATACGAAAACCTATACAACATCTTCATTCAATTTAGCAATCACATCAAGATATGAATCTTTAACTTGCCAGGTGTTACCAGAAACACCAAAAATGTTTGTTACTTTTTCTTCATCACCGGTGTTTGGATTAATACTCAATGTTTCAAATACTGACATCACATGAGCAGGGTTAATCGCAATGGATCTTGAAGCGTTACCATCAAAGGCATTTTGAAAGAGTTTAATCGCCATGATTAATTACCCTTTTCGAATTTAGAACCTTGCTCAGTTGAAACCCAATATTGTAATGGAATGTTTTTGTGTTTGAAGTGTGAGATACCTTGAGATGTAATTTTAACATTGTAACTACCATTCAATAACTTGGTAAGGTTTTCTGTTTTGAAAATCATACGATACTTGTCACCATTACCTTTACCAATTTCAAGTGCATCGGTGTGAGCAGAATCATTTGCTAAATCTAATGTAACGATACTGATTGTTGAACCATCAGATTCAATACCAATTTGTGGTGAAGTCAACACAGCTGCAGCCTTCATAATCCAATCAAAATCAGATTCAGATAATTCTAATGATATTTCACATTCTGGTAAAACAATGTCTTTGTTTGGTGGCGTTACTAACATACTTGGTTCACAGAAACGATATTTAATCTTACTACGACCGCCGTTACCAACAATCAGAACATGTTTCTCATCAAACTCAAATGATGGGTCATCTTTGTGTAGAGACACCACAGATAAGAAGTTGTTTAAGTCATATACGCCAAAGTCGGCAGGAATTTCTTCACTAATATCTACTTGAGCTAGAATATTCTTATGTGAAGAAACTGTTTTGAGTGTCTTACCCTTTTTAAAGTGGATGCCTGGATTAATGGCACCAAAGTTCTTTAACAGAGCAAATGTTTCGTTGGATAATTTCATATACTTTCACCTTTTCTAATAATAACAAAATCATTATAAATCATTTTTGAATAAATTGCAATAGGCCATCTACTTTATTGCCTAGTTCTTCTAAAGTGCCTTCGTTTTCTATTACATAATCAAACTTTGAGCCCACCCAATCTGTTTCTGATTGGTGAATACCTTTTCGTTTCAACCGTTCTTTTGCTAATGCCCATCCAATGTATCGGTCACCCTTATTGAATGTAATAGCGTCTTCATACCAATCTGGTTCAGACCCTCGTTTAACACGAACAATGATACCATTATTCTTATGAATAAACTTAAGCTCATTCTTGAAGCGAACATCTGTGATGACCACGTTCTTATCGCCTGCTCGTTTCAATAATGAATTGACCCAAATATCTTTATGAAAGACATTACGACCCGCTTCGGTACCTAATAGTTGAAGTGCTAATCTAGGAGAAAACTTCTTACCTATTTTATCACTCCAAAATTCATCAGGTTGTTCCCGCCATAACCTGGAATCCTCGGTATCACCTTCAAGTAAATCACGAGGCCATCCAAACATAACTGCACAAGCATCTTTCAATGGTTTCGCAAAACTATCTTTGACAAAACCTTTTTGTTCTAGTAAATCACCAACGGTGCCTTTACCTGAACCTATGAAACCCACCACACCGATAAGCATTATAACTTACCTGTATATTGTGCAACCTTTGGCATATCTCCGGTAAAGGCATAAGTGCCAATGTGTTGTGTTTTCATCCAAGGACATAAGAAGATTTGACCGCCAATCTTACGCCACATTTGGCAGAACATATAATCTTCTGATAGGTATCGTTCTGAACCACCACCAGTAATTGAATCTTTAGTGTCAATCACAGTATCAAAGTAGGCATGGATGTAACGAGAACCATCAAAGTTAGCCTGACCAACATGGTCTGGTTTGTATTGAATCAATGGGTATGCCTCTTTCATCTTATCAAATACATGGCGTTTAACCATCATATGACCAGTACCAATTTCTAATACTTCTAACGGGTCAGTCACCTGAAATTGTTTTGTGCCCTTTACGACATTAAATACATACTCACCAACCAATGTTTCTAATTCTTTTGGTTCCATATCAGGATGGTTTCGTGCAGCTTGTGCTACATTGGACCAATTGATAGATTTTTTAGGGTAAGGACCACCAATAACATCTTTATCTAGTGCCATTAAAGCGATGATGTCTTGTGGTGAATAATGAATATCTGAATCAATGAATAGTAGATGTGTAAAACCTGAGCGTAAGAATTCATCTACTAGGTAATTTCTTGCTCGTGTGATTAGCGATTCGTTGAATAAGAATGAAAACTTGGTTTCAATCCCATATCTTGACATTGTTGTTTGAAGGTCTAAACAAGATTTAACATATAGCCCATGTGCCATGCCACCATACATTGGTGTTGCCACAAACAACTTATTCTTTTTTAATTCTTCAATTTTGACTTGAATTTCCATGATATGTCCATTTCAATAATAAAAAAAAGGTGTGACACCTATATGTATCACACCTTTCTTGTGGATCCTAAAATATTTTAGGCAAATGCTCTCTCACCTTGTTTGCGAATAGCGGCAATACCAGCTGCAACCATACGCTTTGTAGGTGCACCCAAGCGGTAGAAAGATACTTTATCACCGTTTGAGTTAATGCGAGTGTTCAAATAGATAGCATGGCCATCATTACGCAACTCATTGATTGTTGCTGATGGATTTGCAACACCAAAAACCGATTGCATTTTAGCAGCAGTTAAAGTGTTGTAAGCGCTGTCTTTTGAAAGATACGCAAGGATTTTAGACTTCACAGAATTAGATTGTCTTTTTGACATCTTGTTTTCTCCATAATATGAATCACGCTTTGATAAAACATTTTGAGAGGTGATCCTTCTCTCAATTTGAGATGCTAGTATATCTGATAATTTAAACATTGTCAAGCCCTTTCAAGGTAAACATAATAAAAAAGACCCATCGTTGCCAATGGGTCAAGTGCCGAACTACTACTAAAATGAAGCGGCAACCGTGTCATCAGGACGGGAAGCTTCTTCAATTACTTCTGGTGCTGGTGCCATGATTTCTTCAACTGAAGCACCGGCATCAACTTTGGTATAAAGGTCAACAAAAGATGTTTTGGTATCGTCATCAAACCTATTGAGACATAAACCAATTGCTTTCATTTTGTCACCAAAGATGCCAAAGGTTTCTACGATATGAACCAATCTACGGGTTGAAATTACTTCATCACAACCACCTTCATCAAAAGTTTGGCGAATGACTGTTGCCCATGTTACAAGTTTATCGGCAAAATCATCGTCACTTTTATTGACTGATTCTAATTCTTTTTTAATAATCTTTTTCTCCGTTGCAATAGGAGGCCAATTTTGTTCATAGGTGTTACGGAATCGCTCAAGGAACGCTTCATTCAAAACATTGGTGAACATATAACGACCATCGTCTGAACCTTTACCTTTGGTATTAGCAGTCGCAAAGATTGTAAAGCCTTCAGTAGGTGTTACCAATTCGCCCTTCTTTTTAAGTAAGAATGGTTTACCTTCTAGCACCCGTTGCAAACAGGATAGGTTTTGAGCACCATAGTCAATCTCATCAATACATAATACGGCACCTTGACGGGCAGCTGTAGTGACGGGACCATCTCGCCATTCCATTTCACCATTAATCAAAACATAGTTACCTAGGAGGTCACTCTCATCGGTTTCTGGTGTCATGGAGACTAGCACAAATTTTCTTTTAAGTTTAGCACAAGCCTGCTCAATGGACATTGTTTTACCATTACCAGAATGCCCTGTCACAAAAACCGGAAAGAATCTATTTGAACCCACGATAGAGGCTACATCATCAAAGTTGCCGAAAGGGACATAGTTTTTATATACCTTTGGAACTAAATCCGAGATGTCCAATTCAGTAGTGACATTGGCAATACGATTATTAGATTCCTCTCGTTTCCTGACGATTGGAACGATTTGGGCCTGTAATTGAGGTAAAGGTTCAGATTGGACATCGGATGCGTCCAAAGTGTCTGGAACACGATACAGACCACGACCAACCCGATTGGATTCGTCTTTAGTGAACCATTGAACATTGGTTAGACCAATACCCTTCATAATATCTTTAATTTCACTTTTGGTGACTTGTGGTTTACCCGTTGCCTTCAAGGCATCGATAAACTTGTCACGCAATTCGGCACGATTGCTACTCATAATATAAAAACTCCTTTTTAATTGTATAACCATTATATCAGGTATTTGGTCTTTTGTCAAGAGCTAAATGCCCTTATAAATCAATAGCTTAGCAAAACCCTTTAAAATCAAGAGCTTAGGCAGCTATGCCTTCGATGAATTTAGACACGATGATACGATTCACTTGACGCTTTTTATTAAACTTCATAAAGGCATTTTTCAATTTATTGGTTGTAACTTTACCTTCAACTTCAATCTCATCCATTTCGGTATTCAATTCTTTACCACCGAGAATGAAAAAGAATTTATTGTAGCCAGGATTATGTGAGACCAAAGCTTTATTTGCTTTCAATTCTTTGGTTAATTCTTTAGCATATTCCCAAGCAACCCTTCTTTCATAAAGTGTTTTACCATCTTTATCATAATATTTGTTGATGACAGCTGATTGTAAATTTCTGCCTGTGCCTGGTGTAAGGAAGAATCCAAACACTTTAGAATTGGTTGCCTTACGGAACCATTCCATCGTGGCTCGCATAACATAATCACGACCACTTTCCTCAGGATTGACCTTATAATCAAATTTAATTTTTGGATCCATAAACACAATGTTAGTGCTATATGTCTCAAACATTTTACCGCCATGTATGGTTGATTTTTCATCAGGCACAACTGGATTATAATAGCTAACTTGGTCAGCTTCACCATCGTGAACAATAACCAAACTACTTAAATCAAGGTTATTTACTTTACGGAAATTCAACATAACATCTTTCATAGCGCAAATAGCTTGTGATAACGGTGTATTTGATAATTGCTCTGAATCTGGTCTAAAGAATCGTGATGCTCTGTTCCAATGATTCTTATCATCATAGGACGCCTTGAGCATTAACATATTTCGTAGGCACTTACTAAATTCTGCATTACCCATTTTTGAATTAAGGTATTCACGGAGTAATACAGACCTCATTCTGACTTCGCCAGGATTGTTACTAAACATATCATTCATGTTAATGTCAACACCTTTGAGGTCATTATCTCTTTGCCACATTGTATAAGAGTCGGAGAAACCATATACATGAAATGGAATATTTACTTTACGGCAAAACATCGATAACACAAGTATTTGCTCAATCGAACCACTCATATTTTGTGACATTGAACCAGAATAGTCCAACAATAGGATAAGTCCGTGTGATTTACCTTTTGGTACCATCATCACTTTACGGAAGATATTATCATCAAATTGATAGGTAGCAATTTTATTAATGTCAATATCACCAGTATCGGATACTTTAGCTTTAGCAAAAGCCTTAGCAGCCTTTTTCATTTCAAATTCTTTGGCAAGTAAAGAGATATATTTTTCATTTTTATTTTTAAAATCACGGATTAATTTTTGAACATCAGCTTCACTATGTAAATTAGCAGCTAATTGGTCTTTCCATGCGGTGTCCATTAATGAATGGACTCTTTTATAGGGTGTTATAATCTTATCTAAATTAGCTTTAGGGAAAGTAACATAAACATAGTCCTTGCTTTTTTCATCTAAAAGTATTGATTCGTTTTGACGGAATGCCTCATCGGTTTCACATCTTGGTTCAAATTGGTCTTCCGTTGAGATATTGGATTCTTTATCATTATTGACCTGAAATTCGTGTGATTTTTCTTTTTCTTCTTCAGATTCTTGCTCAGATTCTTTACCAGAGCCTTTGCCTTCATCATCACCTGTGCCTGCTTCGTCAGCATCACCTTCATTGGCAGAATCAGAATCATCACCAGATTCGTCTTGGTATTCATCAAGGTTATCAAAATCAAAATCTTGTAATTCTTGCAAGTCAGCTTGCTCATCTTTAGAATAGGCATAGATTTCATTGGCAACTTTCACTACATCGTCCCAAGATTCTACACCTTTAACCTTATCAACCATTTTCAATTCATCAC